CGAAAATACTAATAATAAGACTTATAACATCACCAAGAGTCACAGTCGCACATTATTAGAAGCAGCAGAGTTAGCAGTAAAGATAGTAGGTAAAGGTAGTATCAATGTCAGAGACAAAGATAGTGACTTCCCTAGCCGCGGTGCATTAAACATTGATAGTGCCCGTAGAGATTTTAACTTCAATCCTAAAGTCGATGTAGAAGAAGGTTTCCAGAGATATTATGAGTGGCTCAACAATAGCCCATTTTGGCTTAGTAAGACAATACAGAAACCTTAAAGAAGAACTGTTAGATATAACAGATAAGGTCATGCAGACAGGTGTCTACATGAACGGGCCTTATACCGCAGCCTTTGAGACTTGGCTTGCGATGAAAACCAAAGTAAATTTCGCGGTCACAGTACACAGCGGCACTCAAGCACTTGAGATCATAGCAAAATGGGCTAGGATAGATCATGACGATATGATGAATGACGAACTATCCAAAGATAGATATGACCCTATCATTCGTGTTCCAAACATCACATATGTGGCCACACTCAATGCATTCTTAAATGCAGGATACGAAGTAGAATTGATCGACACAGATAAGAATGGACTGATGCTGATAAATGAGATTGACGATATAGACGATTTTGCAAAACACACTTGTAGCGTGGGATTATATGGAGCCAATCCACATAGACATATATCAAGCGGCATAGCAGACGATATTGTAGATGGAGCACAGCACTGGCTAGTCGCTGATAATATAGGTGAGGGCATGGCTATTAGTTTTGACCCTACCAAGAATCTTCCTGCTACAGGCAACGGTGGTGCTATTGTCACGAACAACCGCAGCCTATATGATTTCGCATATAGCTATCGTAGCAACGGCAAACATAGTCACGACATATCGGGCACTAATAGTAGAATGAGCGAATTAGATTGCGCACATTTATTAATTAGGACGAAGCAGATAGACAAATGGCAATGGCGAAGGAAAGAGATACGCCATCATTACTTAGATGAATTTAAGAATATAGATTTGCGTTGCCTGAGCCGCGACCACATGGTACATGCCGATCAAAAATTCGTGATCTATACTGACCAGCGTGATGAGTTATTGGTATATCTTACCTCTAAGGGTATAGATGTTAAAGTACATTATCCTAAAACCCTGAGCGAGATGCCTATAGCGAGTAAGATTAAAGTCAAACCAGACATGTTAAGCACCAGCGTGATGCTGACAAAAGGTTTGTTGAGTTTGCCTATATATCCTGAATTGAGTGACGCTGAAGTTGAATATATAGCCAAAGAAGTAAAGAAGTTCTTTACTATTTGTTGAGCTCGTCACTAATCTTTTTTTGCTCAGTATACCACTCTTGCCATGCTTCTACAAGTTTGGCACAACTATGATGCTTGGTATAGTTTTTTGTGACAGTTTTTAGAAATTCGCTAAACACTATGTTGGGCTGATCTATAGTATCAAGTTGCTCACATTTTTCCATAAGTGTTTGAGGGGCCTCAGGAAATTTTTGTGTAACAGGCACAGTAGTCGCACAGCCAGACACCAATGATAAAGTGATTGCTACGCAAAATAGTAGTAGTTTTTTACTCACTTCTTGTCCTCTGCTGGAACCTGATTTTTAGCAGCCATATTATGCGCATCAATAGCGATTACTGGTATAGCACAAGTGTTATCAAAAACCTTGACCTCTCTATCGATGTACTCTATTATTTTATCGCCTTTTAACTTAATCACTTGTTTTTGTGTAATAATCTTTTCTACTATCTCAGTATTTACCACAGCCGATTTGGCCTCTGCCTCAGCGACCTTTACTTCCATCTCTTTTACCCTAAGTTCCCACTTGGCCTTTTCTGCTAGCCCGCCCTCCAAGTATACACCCAAACTTAATAGCAGCAGACTTATGATCTGTATTGGAAGTTTGTACTTACCTACAAAGGGTACGAATCCTAGCACGAAACCAGCTATCGTGCCAAGGGCACCTGCTAAGAATATCAGATGGACTACGAACTCTGGTAACCAGTTGATTATCCACATATGAAGTTATTTATGCTAAATACAGATAGGAGTTATAAACATGCCAATTCAACTTGTAAACATAGGTACATTGCCTAATGATGGTGAGGGCGACCCGCTGCGTACAGCGTTTCAAAAGATCAATAACAACTTCAATTTCATACAGCAGGCTGCTACCAACATAACTAGCGCAGTTACTATAGGTGATACTGCTAATCAAGTGATTTTTTCTTATCCAGCGGACGAATTTACACAAGCATTGATACAAATACATAGTTACAGGGACGATACTTCTGACAATCAAAACGCACTTATAGGTGCAGCCATCAGTAATGATGGATCAAATGTTTCGTTTGTTACATATGGTATAACCAATACAGGTGATTGGTTAGTAAACTACGACATGAATGTAACTAGTGGTAATGTAAGGCTGCTAATATCACCCTTAGGAGATTATACGATCAATCATTTCATGGCATATCAAGTGACCTACGTAGGAGATTTAGGGGCTGCAGTGCCAATGGTCACTGAGAGCGATGAGACTATTATCACTGAATACGGTACTATACCTATCGGCACAGAAAGTTAAAATGCGCGCCAGAGAATTTTTGACTGAGCAAGAGCTGCAGGATGTCCATAGTAATTTGGATATTCTAAATCTTGCATTACAAAATGGTTATATAATTCCTGAACTGAGTAATAGTAATTTTTATCAAATATATAGGTTCGGTGTTGCTGTAGCAGCAGTAAGGGGTGAGCAAGGCAGCGAGGATCGAGTTCAACAAAAAGATAGACCTAAATTTAAAGCAGTAAATTTAATGGGCACACATCCATCAGTTAGCAGTCCTGATCGTGATGTAGGCAAACTTATCGATAAAGCATTAGCAAAAGTAGGCAAGCATGGTAAGATACAGATAAGCACTGAAAATAGCCAAGAGATGAAAGACACATACAAAACTAGTCCAGTAAAGGCTTTTAGAGGTTACAAGTAATGCGAGCTAGGGAATTTATAAACGAAGTAAAAGCAGGCAGTCTTTCTCCCAGACAACAAAATTCTACCAGAGGATTACATGTATTTGCAAATAGTACTTTTGATAGAACATATGATCTTAATCGTGTGATGATGGCTGTAGCGGCAACTGATGGAGAATTAGAACCGGTAATAGATAAAGAAAGTTGGGCAGGTAAATTTAATCTTGCTCTGCCCTATACCGAAGTTGAATCTGAAATGCTTAAAAAGGCTTATAAAAGTGCGGGAATAAAGTTTCAAGACTTAAATGACGGTGACGAGGAAAGCCTAGAATTAGATAGTACCAATGTCCAAAGTCCTATCCAGCCCTTCAAGGGATTTAAATAAAAAATAAACTAAGTCTTTTCCTGTATAAGTATTGTTACTATTCACAGGAATTTATATGAAGGACTTAATCGATATTAATCAGACACTTGACTTAGTGAAACTCAAATTGTATAATGAGTGGTTATATACTGCCCATATATATGATGAAGGTCCCAGCAACATGCATGAGGGCTTAACTACAAAAGTTGTTGAAAAGTATATCGATCCATTGAACTTACCTAAAGATGCAGCCATACTTGACGTTGGATGCGGTGCAGGATACTTTTTAGATGAAATGAAAAAGCGAGGATATACCAATGTAGTAGGTATAACCTTGAGTCCTGGTGATTGTAAAACTTGTCAAGATAAAGGCCACACTATCAAAAAATATGATATTAGTTTCCTTCCGCAGAAAGATGGATACTATGATGAAAGTGTAGATTTCATATTCTTGCGCCAATCACTTGAGCATAGTCCATATCCTATCTTTAGCATCATGGAATATAACCGCGTGTTAAAGCAAGGCGCGAGGATTTACATAGAAGTTCCTGCTCCTGAGTGTGACAGAAAGCATGAATTCAACCCTAACCATTATAGCATCTTGGGCGAGAGTCAATTATTAGCACTATTACAGCGTTGCGGCTTTAAAGCAGAACAGTTTCAAGCTATTGAATTTGGTATAGGCATTCCTAATGTCACTAATGATGACGGCACTCTAAAAGAGTTTAAAGAAAAATACTATTGTATAGTAGCAGTCAAAGATCGCCCGCTAGATATAAAATAGTTCGACTCCCAAAACCGATAAATACACTCATAAATAACCTTTATGAGTGTATTTTTATGGGCGTAAGAAAAGCAACTTTTATATAATTATATGAGTATTAAAGGATATGATATGGCTGTGATGCAATATATTATAGAAGGCAAAGACGATGAACCAGAAAGTAAAAGGTACAACCAAATACTTGTTTTACCTATATATTGCTTGGAGCATTATGGCTGATATCGCTTTAGTGTCTGGATTAATTTGGTTTTTATTCTTATAAGGAGTAAATTAAATGAGTTTAAAGTCTTTGCAGGAAAAGATAGGTGTCACAGCAGATAATGTTTGGGGCCCAAGTACATTTAAGTCTGCTATGTCTTATTATAAACTAACGCCTGTTCGTGCAGCGCATTTTTTCGCACAGACAGCTCATGAGACAGGTGGTTATAAGGCATTCACTGAAAATCTAAATTATAGTTCGTCAGGATTAAGATCGATATTTGGAAAATATTTCTTGAATGAAAGCATAGCGAACAATTATTCAAGAAAGCCAGAACAGATTGCTAATCGTGTATATGCAAGTCGCATGGGCAATGGCGATGAATTATCAGGTGATGGTTGGAGATATCGTGGTCGTGGAGCATTACAATTGACTGGCAAAGATAATTACGCAGCATTCGCAAAGTATTGCAACAGACCAGATGTCATGAGTGATCCAGATATTGTTGCTACAGAACTCGCATTTGAGAGTGCGATGTTTTTCTTTGAAAGAAATAAGTTATGGGCTATTTGTGATCAAGGCGTAAATGATAGTACTATATTAGCATTAACTAAAAAGATCAATGGTGGTACGCACGGTCTAGATGACCGTAATGAGAAAACTAAGAAATTTTTTAAATGGGCTGCAGGCGCAACCGATGGGCATGGGAACAGCTGATACTTTAATAAAAGATCCATATACTAAGACAGTTTTTAGGACTGATAAAGAGCTTGATGATCTTGTTAGATGCTGTCAATCTGACCACGGCTATCTATATTTCATGGATAACTTTTTCTATATCCAACATCCTACGCAAGGCAGCATGGCCTATCATCCATATTTATATCAAGAAAGATTAATCAATACATATCATAATTATAGATATAGCATAGCCTTAATGCCTAGACAGAGTGGTAAGACAACAAGTGCTGCTGGCTATCTATTATGGTATGCGATGTTTGTACCAGACAGCACTATATTGATTGCAGCACATAAATATGCCGGCGCTCAAGAAATCATGCAGCGTATAAGATATGCTTATGAAGCATGTCCAATGCATATTAAAGCGGGCGTAGCCACATACAATAAAGGTAGTTTATTTTTTGATAATGGTAGTCGAATCGTGTCAGCAACTACTACTGAAACTACTGGTCGTGGTATGAGTATATCATTGCTATATCTGGATGAGTTCGCATTCGTAAGACCTACCATAGCAGAACAGTTCTGGACTTCTATAACTCCTACCCTAGCGACTGGCGGTAAGGCTATAATCACTAGCACTCCTAATAGCGATGAAGATCAATTCGCCTTGATATGGAAAGGTGCTAATAAAATTGAAGACGAATACGGTAACAAGACAGATGTAGGTATAAATGGATTTAAAGCCTATCGTGCTTACTGGAACGAACAACCGGGACGCGATGATATATGGGCCCAGCAGATGAAAAGCCAGCTTGGTAATGATCGTTTCAATCGTGAGATCGGCTGTGAGTTCATAATTGCTGATGAGACACTTATAAACCCTAACACACTTATACAGTTAGAGGGCACAGAACCTATAGACCGTATGGGACAGGTGCGCTGGTATAAAAAGCCGTCCAAAGGCAATATCTATGTAGTAGGACTCGATCCAAGCCTAGGCACTGGTAGCGATCCTGCTGCGATACAGATTTTCGAAGCCAGCTCTACCACACAGATCGGCGAATGGAAACATAACAAGACAGAAATTCCACAACAAATCAAATTATTGGCAGATATTAACAAGTATATCGTTGATATCACAGGGGAACCTAATAATGTTTATTATAGCCTAGAAAATAATAGCATAGGTGAAGCAGCGTTAATATCGCTAAATGAATTTGGTGAGACCAATGTGCCTGGTATATTTTTTAGTGAATACGGAAAAAAACGCAGAGGTTTTAATACTACCCATAAGGTTAAACTAACGGCTTGTGCAAAGTTTAAGACATTATTAGAGTCTAAAAAGATGACACTATATAGCCGCCCGCTTATATCTGAGTTAAAGACATTTGTTGCCTCAGGAGGTAGTTACTCTGCGAAGATCGGGGAAAACGATGATCTTGTTATGGCTTCATTACTAATAGTAAGAATGTTACAACAACTACAAGATTTTCATCAGGATATTGAGGGCAGAATGCGTGACCATGATGATTTTACACCCCCTTTGCCGTTCTTTGCTGTAATCAGTTAAAAAACGCTAAATACTTCTATGCCTGTCACTAACCAAACATTAAACAACAATCTTTATGATAATCTTTATGCCCAGGGTTATAGTCCTGATCCATTGGACAGCATGGGTAAGGAATCGCAGATCAAAGATGCGGATATTTTTAGACTTAACTATAAAAATGATAATGCTGAAGGCCAAGTTTGGATGGCAGTGGTCGACGGTGCGCTTACAGTATGGCTAGATAATAATTTTACAAAAACTAAAGAATTTGAAAAGTTTAATAAGTTTTGGAAAAACTGGTCACAACAACAAACATTGCGTTGGGAAATTACTAACAGAGATCGATTGATTTCTGACATGAAAAAGAGGACAGATATGAAAAACCAAGAAGATCAACTTAATGAAGGGTATTATGCTCTAGGAAAACAAAGAAGTTATAGCGATAGTGTACCAACTGTCAAACTCATCATACAGCATACCCGTCAACTTGAAGAAGGCGAACAGCGTTTCCGTAATATAGCCAAGATTTTCGTTGAAAATACTAATGGCGAAAGATTCTTGTTGCCAACTAATCGTCCTGGACTAGCCAGAGTATTTGCGCGTCA